GTGGCGGAGGGATTTGAACCCAAATTCAGGCCAGGCATAGGCGCAGCCCTCGCGTCAAATGTGGCCCCTGAGCTGCCAATTCTTCCGACTTCATCCGAGCTCATCCGACTCGATCGGACGGCTCGACTGTCCGAAAACTGTCCGATCCGGACTGCCTGCGCCGCCGATCGGGCGATGAGAGGATCCGACCATGAGACTCCGCGGTCTGTTTGCCGCCCCGGCCGTCCTGCTGCTCCTCGCAGGATGCTCCTCGGGCGAGGACACCACACCCGGCACCACCGAGACCATCACCTCCACGCAGGGCGGCAACGAACGCGGCGCCACACAGGCGTCCGTCGGTCAGCCCGTGCAGCGCGCGGACGGCGCCTACACGATCACCGCCGACAGCTTCGTCGAGCCGACCGGCTGCGACACGTACGGGGAGGACAAGTCGCCGGCCGACACCGGTGAGCGCCTGGTCCTCGCCACCTTCACCTTCGAGTCCCACGACGTTCCGCTGACACGCTCGTATCTGATGCCGATGGACTTCTACAGCGTCACCGACGGCACGGTGAAGCCGACACCGAACATCGGCGGCGAGTACCAGTGCGAGGGCGGCGCAGAGGGCCGGCCCGCGCTGAACCAGCCCCTGCCCAACTCCCGCTTCGTCCGCACGGAGACGTTCCTCGTGCCGCTCAGCGCGCAGCAGCTCGGCTACCGCGACCCGGAGACCCGGCAGGCCTTCGAGTGGGACATCACCCAGGTACAGCCCGCCGCTCCCCCGCCGGCCACTGAGGCGCCGGCAGCGACCCCGACGTACGAGGCCGAGACGACCTACACCCCGGAGCAGCCGGCATACACCGCGCCGGCGCCGGCCGAGACGACGTCGTCGCTCGAGTACAACTGCAGCGACGCGGCGTGGCGCGAGTCGATGGGCGCCGAGGGCGATCGCCTGTGCGGGTCCACCTGGCAGCCGTACACACAGCCGCAGGTTCCCGTGACGCCCGACTACGGCGGCGGCCAGTCCAGCGGCGAGTCCCAGATGCAGTGGGGCTGCCAGCAGGGTTACATCGACCCCGCGACGTGCCAGCAGTACGGGTACTGACCAGCGAACGACAGAACGGCCCCCGACCTCAGTGGTCGGGGGCCGTCCCAGTTCTGCGTGCGCTACTCGGCGCTGCCGGAGGCGAACGGGTTGTACGCCCAGACCTCGCGCATTCCGCGGACGTCGTTCACGATCGGGATCAGCGCGTGGACGGTGCCGTCCGAGGTGGTCTGCGTGCAGTCCCAGATCCGGTCGCGGAAGCCGTGGCACTGCAGGCCGGTATTGCCGTACGGGCTGATGATCAGGCCCTTCTCCGAGTGCTCGCCGAAGGCGCCCGGATCCCAGGGGGCGACGAACGAGGCGGTGGCGACGAACGGGCCCGAGGGATCGACCTCGTCCTGGGCGGCGGCGGTGGGGACGAACGCTAGCGTGGCGGTGGCCGCGAGGGCGGCTGTGGCGAGTGCACGTTTGATCATTGGACTGCGTACCTCCGGTCGTGGGTGCGGACTCGTGTCCCGTACCTCAAGATCGAAACGTACAAACCGGCCGTTACGGTATCGACTCCATCACGACTCGCTTCCGTCTCATCCGCCACAGCGGGACTCGCACATGCGTTCGAAGATTGGTAGCGTGCACCGCGCGGGGCCGGTGAGGCGCCAGCCTGGGAAGCACCGGCTCCGCCACCGGCGGTCGGCGCGCAACTCAAGATCACGCTACGGTTTCGCGCATGTCGACCAATACACGCACCATCCGCGCTGAGGAACTTCTCGCCCTCCCGCCCGGACTCGACCACGAGCTCCACGAGGATCGTGACGGAAGGCTCATTGCGCTGAAGTTCGACCGAGCCGAGCTGATCACCGAGAACACCCCGTCCCCGTACGTGCGGGCGTACGTATCCGAGGACGGTGCGCTGCTGGTGAACCGGGATTATCGGCCTGACGAGTTCGTCACCGTCTCCCCCTGAGACAACGAGAAGCGCCCCGCGACGATCCAAATCGTCGCGGGGCGCTTTATTGCGATAGTCAGCCCTGCCAGGCCATAGTCAGCATCGGCGCTGACCGACTGGTGCGGCACCCACCCCGCAGCGCCGGCCTGTAGTTGGTTGCAGGGTGCCGGACAATACCTCACAACTCGATCATGGATACCGTAAGCTTTCGCACAGTCGTCGGCACCCCCCTGCCCGGCGGCCGAAGCCCCGCCGGAGTTGCCCCAAGCTCTCTCCGGCGGGGTTTCTCGTGAGTCCGGTATGGATGAAGTGACCTGTCTGCCGGTATAGACAAAGCGCCCCGCTCTCGGCAGTAGATCAGAGCCGTTCGCGAGGATGAAGTGGTCAGAGTCCGGCGAAGTACTTCGAGACAGCAACGGTCCCGTCGAAGTAGTTGGCGTGGGTGACCCGGATCGTGTCGAGGGAGTCCGAACCGATGAGCACGATCTCGATTGAGTCCATTCGGTCGAGATGCTCGCGCTCCATCCGCGCGTACTCGCTCATGGCCTCAGATACGTCGGTTCCGAACTCGTTCACCTTCAGGAGCTCAGCGCGGGCATGGTCGAAGACCAGCAGGAAGTGGTTCATCCTTTCCTCCAATGCTGACCTCCGTGTAGATGCGGCCACGCCCGAGTCCTGAGGGCGTCGATTCTCTGCGCAAGTATGGCATCTACTGTCAAGCCCTGTTCTTCTATGGCCATCGCCTCGGATACCGCCCGGAACCAGTCGTTCACTTCTTCTGCTCCGTATCCGGACTTCACGTCGGTGCCCGTGGTGACCGTGATCCTTTCGACCATGACGGCCCACTCGTGCATGACCTTGGTTCGGAGCTGAAGTTCAATCAGCCGGTCGCGGTGCTCGACGACGAGGTGGACCGCGCGATACCCGGACGGCTTCGGGTCGGCGATGTAATCACGGACATAGCGGACCTTTGCCCGGGATTGGTAGCGGTCCTGGATCCGCCGCACATCGTCGATGGTGGTCACGACGGCGCGGCAACCACCGATGTCCGACATGCGGGCGAGTTCCATTCTCGGTTCGCGCTGCAGCTTGTCCAGAATCGTCCGCACCCGCTTCAACCGTTGCGAGACCTGCCCCCAGCACCCAACTGTGTTCACCCTCGATCGCAGCCCCATCGACGCCGCCTGCAGTGGCCCCGCGTGAGCGGCGCGCCACGCCTCCACGATGTCCAGCGCATCACTGATGTCTCCCCAATCACTGATCGGGTCTGCGTTGGGTCCGAACACCCCGCGAAGAAGACGGCCGGCGGCATTGACCTTCGTCTTCGAAGGCAGCGAGTTGGTCACCGCGGCAGACTATCGGCGCAACCGGACATCGACGCCCGCGTGCCGCCCCTATCTGGCACTCGCGCGCCGGTAGTGAGTGTTATGCGCCGAGGTCCAGTTGCATCTGCTGGAACGGCGGCGCGATGTCCGTGGGCGGCAGCTCGCCGCGGCGTCGGAGGTCGTGCCAGGCATTCGCAGCGCCGCGTCCCTTGGTGCGGACCCGGTGGCAGTTCGCGCAGACGACCTCGCACTTGGCGATCTCGGCTTCGATCGCGGTCCGTGAGTGCATCATCATCTCCCCGACGTGAGCGAGTTTGTTCACGCCCGGGAGGTGATCGAACTCGAGCGCCTCGGCGTGCTCGCGGTACCCGCAGTCGACGCAGCCTTGCTCGAGCTTGTAGTTGCGGATGAAGTCGAGGTTGGACTGGTACTTCTGCCGCATGATGCGGCGGGCGCAGTCTCGGCAGTCGAACCGGCGCCGCATGCGGGCTTCTCCGTTACGCCGTTGGTCCCGGTAGAAGAGGGAGATGTGCTTGGTCTCGCCGCAGATCCGGCAGGTGCGCCAGCTATCATCAGACATCGTCGAACTCCTTGCAGTTCGGCCATGCCCCGGGGGTGTTACAGCACCCGCCGGGGTCCTTTCGTTTGACCGCCTGAGGCTACCGGGGGAGTCCGACAAACCTGACGTACCGACTGTGCTGAGGGCCGGCCTCAGCACAGTCGGTTTGAGCCGTTACGGGCGGGGTCAGACCATCGACAGGACTTGCTGCATGGTGCGGACCTTCGCGCCCGACGTAGCGATGTAGTCCACGATCCCCTGGAACGTGGACGTGAGTGTGTTCGGACTCGACGGCGCCGACGCCTGGATTCCGTGGAACACCACGACCACCCACCCCTTACCGGCGACTGCCTTGTCGATCAGCGCCGAAACGGTCGCAACAGGGGTGGCTGGGCCGACACTCACCGCCCGGACGCGGTACGGCATCGACGGCGGCAGTGTCTCGACGAACTTCGTCGCGTTGCCCCGGGCCGCCCGGAAGTACTCGGCGACGATCCGCTCCCCGATGGCGTCGTACTCACCGATCGGGTAGGCGTACGACGTCGGCGCGAATCCGCGGGCGGTGTACCAATCCTTGATTGTGGTCAGTTCGGCGCGCATGTCAGCCTCTGTGCGACCGGCCATGCCGAGGGCGTGCTGCGCGCTGGTGTGCGCGTGGGCGCCGATCTCCCAGCCGTTGTAGTTCTGCAACGCCCGCATTTGGTCGACGGTGATCCGGTCTGGGTTGCCGACCTGCTCGAGGATGGGGAACAGCACCCCGGCGTAGCCGTACTTGTCCATGTACGGCCGAGCGATGCTGTACGCGGACGCGGACGAATCGTCGAACGTCAGGGTGACGACGCCGCCGGTCGCTGCTGCGGGCGGGTCGACCAGGGCGAAGCCGCCGAATCGCACGGTGATCGGGCCGGTGCCGTTGTCGTAGGCGCGCAGCCGGAACGTGTTGATCTGCGTCAGGTCGGGGGTGCCGGCCGACGCGGCGAAGTCGGATATCGCCATGTCGATGATCACCCACTCGCCGCCCTTGAGCGCCGACGCCTTTTCCCCGAGGGAACCCACGAACGGCTCCCCAGAGCGACGGTTGGTCAGCCCACCGGAGCCAAGCCAGATCGAGACCTGCCCCAGTCGGGCGTAGTTGTCGATCTTCAGCCACATGCGTAGGTACTTGCCGGTCACGTCAACCGGGGCGGCGATGGTCTTGTCGATTCCGAAGCTGGTCGATCCGGTGCCGTCGGTGGTGTAGCGGAAGGACTGGGAGCCGATCACGGCGTCTGTGGTGTCGTTCGGTTCGGCGGTGACGCCTGTTCCGGTTGCGGTCCAGCCGTGGCCGGCCTGGTTCGCTGGGGCGATGAAGTTCGACACCGGCGGGGCCGGGCTGCGCGGCGAGATGGAGAGCGCACCGCCGGCGGCTACGGAGACGTTGCCCGCAGCGTCGGGGGCGGACCCGTTGACCGACCGCACGTAAGTGGCATCTCCGACCGCACGCACCCGGGCGTCGACGGCGGTCTGGTCGAGCTTCGACCCGACCTCGCCCTTGGTGGCGAACCCGTTGCCGAGCGCGGTCTCGACGTCGGGTGAGAGCTTCCCGGTTGCCTCGTCGAACGAGACGAGCTTTCTGGCCATCGGTCAGGCTCCAATCGTGTACAGGCCGGATCCGGCCGGGGATTCGGTCATACCGGCCGGGATCGCGTACAGCCCCGATCCGGGCGGGTCTTCGGTCATGCCGGTGAACCCGTACAGCCCGGATCCGGCCGGCGACTCGGTGAGGGTGTAGGTCTCCGGGCCGACCGGCGGGAAGCCGAGCTCGACGAGGAGCCGCTTCCAGCCGGGGCCGCCGAAGAAGTGCCGCACTGAAAACCCGGCGGCGGTGTCGATCATGGCGTTGACGGTGGCCGGCCACGCGAGGGCACCCTCGCCGTCGGTGATGGTCTGCTCCCCCGTCTCGGCGACCTCGCCGGCGGCGATCAGCCGGCCGATGTAGATCGCGTCGGCGCCGTACCCGGAGCGGGCGAGGGTGAGGAACCGGCCGCGGCGGACCTGCGCGACGGCAGGCTGGTCGAACGAGACCTCGCCGGTGCCCTGCTCCGGCTGGACGCCGGACAGGTCGACCTGCAGGCCCGTCTCGATGTTGTGCCGGTTGGTCTCGAGGCCCTTGAAGGCCAGGGAGAACACGTCCGAGGTGATGTCCGAGCGCACCGGGTTGGAGTAACCGATCGCACCGATGTCGGACTTCTCCATCTCGCGGGCCCAGACGATCGCGTCTTCCTTGTCGATCAGGCCGTAGTCGAACCAGCCGGGCGGCAGTTCGGCGAGGGTGGCGACGTCTCCGGTGGTGATCGACGACATCATCGGCGCGTTCGGGCCCGCGCCGAACACGTGCGCCTCGGAGGGTTTGAGGATGAGCTCACGCTGGTGGCGGGCCAGCTCCAGCTGGGCGACTCTCGACGGCATCGCACATTCCTCTCGTCAGTCGCACCGGGGCTCGGGGTACGGGTTGTTGCGGCGCTGCTGCTCGAGATCACTGCGCGCGTAGTCGAGCTCGGCCCGTTCGAGCGCGATGGCGGACACGGTCGCGTCGTACCGGGTGAGCAGGTCCAGCACCGTTTGCGCCCCGCCTGGTACGGACATGAGCCCCTTCACCAGGTCGTCCATCGCGTCGTCGCGTCGCTCTCGCAGCGCATCGTCGCGGCGTTCGAGCTCGCGGTCTTCGGTGTTGATCTGCGCGTTGGCCTTCAGCGATCGCTGGAAGTCGGCGTTGCACTGGGCCTGGTGTTGCTGCTGGATCTGCGAGGTCACCACGGAGAAGGTCGTGAGCATCGAGAGGGTGATCACGACGATGGTGAAGTTGCGTGAGGATTTCGGAACAAATGGCACCAGCAGCGACATGCCCCGCAGCCGGTACTGCCGGTATTGGACGATCGTGCCGGCGGCGTAGCTGATCGCGGCGATCAGCACGTACCGGATGATCGTCTCCCACACTTCAGTCACTGGACTCGGCCTCCCTGTCGGCCTGTGGCCGTTGCTGTTGCGCGGGCGGTGGAGGCGGTGGCTGGTCGGCCTTGGCGGCCTGGTGGTTACGTGCGAGCAACCACATCACCACCGCAGTCATGATTTCGTTCAGTCCGGTCGGGGCGACCCATTCGAATCGGAAGAACTGAGAGATGATCTGGGCGCTGACCGATGTTCCCCACAGGGCTACGACGATGCCGACGACGAGGGAGCGTGTCCGAGGCGACGGTCCGTTCGGTTGTGACACGTGGGGAACCTTCTTTCAGTCCCGGCCCGCAGGCTCGTGTGGTCATGACTGCGCCCCAGGAGCCCCGGGTGGGGCGGCAGGGGTGGCGTACCGGGGCGCGATCTTCAGCCGTGCCACATACGAGATCGCGGTCTGGATGATGGTCTTGAGCACGAGCACGCCCAGGGTGGCCCAGGCAGCGCCGTCGAGGAAGTCGAAGTCTCCCAGCGCGAGGGCGAGGACCGACAGCAGCGCGAACCCGATGTCGATGGCCAGGCCCTGGACGAAGGTGCGCCATGATCGGCTGCGGGCGTCGACGATGGTGAGCTCCTCGCCGCGGCTGGTGACTGCGGTGACGTTGGGGACCGGTTCGGGCATCCCCCGCCCGGTCAGCACGCCGGTGCCGACCTGGCGGGCGTAGGCGCCGGCGCGGTCTCGAAGTGCTTGCTCGTTCTGCACCCACGCCTTCTGGGCCGCGTCGGCGGCTTCGCGGCGGACGAGGTCCCAGAACGGGACGGCGTTGTCGGCGTCGGGGTTGTGGTCTCCGGGCACGGTTGCCTCCTACGGGTGTCCGACGAACTCGGCGAGAATGGCGTCCCACTCGGAGACCGGCTGCGCGTCCGGCGGGGCCGGGTCGGTGAGGATCGGGCCGGTGGGGTTCGGGGTGGCGACGCGGTACTGCATCGCGCGGTACGGGTCGCCGTCGGCGGCCCACTGGGACACGATCATCACGAACGTGCCCTTGGTGCCGTCCGGCTTCTGGAAGCGGCTGTCCGGGTGGACGTAGCAGCCGTACAGGCGGTCGACGACGTCGAAGCCGAGCGGGAAGCCGGAGCCGCGCACCGGGCGGGTGATCGGCGCGGTGCGCCAGTTGATGTTCTCGATCGGGCCGTGGCCGACGCGGATGAAGCTGCTGTACGCTCCGTCGTCGAATCCGCTCCACACCCAGTGCCCCTGGATCCAGCGCAGCCCGAGCTCGCCGAGGCGGGCACCGGAGGCGAGCAGGTCGCCGGGTTCGTGGTCGGCGGGGTTGGTCTTCCACACCCACGCGTTGTTGATCCAGCAGCGGCCCTCCCACTTCGTTGGGTCGAGGATGTCCTCCTCGCGGACGCGCCAGAGCAGAGCGTTCTTGTTGCGGGCGAGGCCGCCGGTGGAGATGGCGTAGACCCAGCCGTCGCGGCCGCGGTCCCAGGTCATCATCACGCGCTGGCCGCGGTAGGCCGTGGTGGACCACTTCGTGGTGGAGTTGGTGCCGTTGACCCAGGTTTCGCCGAGGTCGTCGGAGTACCAGATCTCGCACCACAGCTCGTTGACCAGGCCCTGCGTGATCATGACCCACAGGTAGATGCGGTTGCCGATGGTGATGGCGTCGCACGGCAGCACGGTGGAGAAGGTGCCGTTGTTGTGCTGGTAGGGCCACAGCTGGGCGCCGCCCTTGCACGCCCCGTCGAATGCGATGGGCTGGGCCATGTCCCGGGTCGGGGACTTCAGGATTACCGGGGAGCGCCAGTTCGTCAGTCCGGTGATGGGCGGTCCCCACGGCTGGGTGCCGCCGAACGTATCGCCGAGGACGAACCCGACCTTGCCGTTCGGCATCACGAACGGGATACCGAGGTCGGTGCCGCCGACGTCCCCGATCGTCGGGGTGAGGTCCTTGACCTTGGCCATGGTCAGCTGCCGAGGATCTGGTTGACGTCGAGCTGCAGGTGCGTCGCGATGGCGCGCAGCAGCAGGTTGTTCTCCCGGGCGAGCGCCGCGGTGCGCAGCACGTGCCCGCGCATGGTCGTCGGGCCGGTGCCGCCGTCCTTGGTCTTGTCGGCGACCTCGCCGTAGGTCATCTCGGCGGCGACCGAGCGCAGCCAGTACCGCATCTTCGGGTCGGAGAACTGGTTCGGCATGTTCTCGTACAGCGTCAACGCGTCCGCCGTGTTGACGAGCTCGTTCTGGACGTCTGCTGCTGTAGCCACGGTGGCTCCCTTCGTTGCCGACGGCACCGACGCCGCCGGGGTCTTGGTGGTGCCCGGCGCCGGGGCGGCGCCGGGGTCGACGGCGCCGGCTCGGTTCAGCCAGGCCGCGGGGTCCATGTGCTCGCCGCCGATGAAGCCGGGCGAGCCCCACACCTCGAAATGCAGGTGCGGTCCGGTGGATTGGCCGGCGGATCCGACGTAGCCGATCAGGTCGCCGGCCTTCACCTGGTCGCCGCGGCGGACGAGGATGTCGCCGTGCTCCATATGCCCGAAGATGAAGTCCTTGCCGACGGTGCGCTGGGCATCGATCCAGAGCCAATTTCCGTAGCCCTGCACGGTATTCGGGGCGCGGTCCTTGCCTTCGACGACGGTGCCGTCGGTGGGCGCGTAGATCGGGGTCTTGCGCGGAACGCTGTAGTCGTTGCCGCGGTGGAACTCTCGCTGTCCGGTGACCGGGTTGATCCGCTCCCCGTAGCCGGTGCCGCGGGTGGTCTTGATCGGGTGGACGACTCGTGCGGGCATCACATTCCCCTTCCGACGAATTCGGCCAGGACCGTGTCCCAGTCCTCGCCGGTGACCGCGGCGCCGACGGCGCCGCCCTGGGACAGGTGCACGACGCGGTCGAGGAAGATCGGCCACGGGAACTCGGGTCCGGGGTCGGTGTGCCCGCCGCCCCACATGCCGAGGTCACCGTGCCCGCACACCCCCCGCGAGCGGGGCGGGGTGCCGTCGGTGACGCGGCGGATCGGCAGCTCGTTGATCTCGGCGCGCCACGCCACCCACAGGGCGCCGCGCCAGAGCATCAGGTCCTGGTTGCGGCCGTCGGCATCTTTGTCCGGATCGAGCCACTGCGCTGTGGTCCACTCGGCGAAGCTGCCGCCGAAGCACAGGTGCTCGGCCACGGTGTTCGCGTTCGCCGCAGCCCAGGGAGCGTCGACGTACCGCACCATCTGGATGAGCTCCCGCTCGTCGACCGCGTCGTGGTAGGACACCTGCGAGGAGGCCTGTGCGCAGTAGCCGGCGAGGGAGCGGGCGGTGCCGTTGCCCTGCTGGGTGTGGATGACGAGGTAGCGGCAGTCCGTTGCCGCGCCGGGGTATCGGTTCGGGGACCAGATCGGGGCCGCGTTGTGCGGGTCTGCGATCGCCACGGTCACGCTCCTTACTGCTGCGGGGGCTCGTTTTCCTGGCGGTATCCGATGAGCCGGGGCAGGTCTCGCCACTGTCCGTACTGGTCCATCCCGGACAGGATCGGGATTGCGTACGCGGGGGTCGCCATCACGACCTTGGAATCCGGGGTGTAGCCGAGGATCTCGACATTGAACGGGGTGTCGTCCATGACAGTGGTGCCCGAGTAACTGCCGATCTTGACGAATCGGATGTTGGGAACGCTCTGTCCGCCCGAGGAATCGCTCATGTTGACCTGGCGGAACTTGGCGACGGTGAGGTCGCTCGCGTCGGGGATGTAGCCGAAGCCCCGCCCGGCCGCCATGACGGCGTGCCACTTCCCGTCGGCAGGAACGGAAACGAGGTTGCTGTTGACGTACATGTGGTGTTCCTTTCACGCGACGATGAAGCTGAGATCTCCGGTGATGACTTCGGGCTCGGAGTACACGCGCGCCCGGGGGTTCTGCTGCTCGATGTACGGGACGCCGCCCGTTCCGACCTGGTCGAGATTGCCGATGCCCCCGTCGTCGGCGGCGGACTTCATCGGCAGCAGGCGCGTGTCGTGGCCGGCCGAGGTGACGTACGGGACGATGAAGTTGTTGTAGTCGTTGCGGATCAGGTACTTCACGATCCAGTTCATCCAGCCGTCGCCGACGTTGGTGTACATCAGTCCTTCGCCCCACTGGTCGGTGAACACCGCCGACGGCCGGATCCCGGACGGCAGATCGATGCGCATCCCGCCGCGGCCGAAGTTCCGGGTGCCGGTGCCGGTGCGGATCTCGAACTTCACGCGGCAGGTCTGGGTAGCGGGGTCGAGTTGGTACCAGCCGCGGCGCACCCCGCCGGCGCCGAGGTTGCACACCCCGTCGAGGAACGTCGCGAGCACCGGGTCGTACGCGGTCCACGGCAGCGCGGCCGCCGAGGTCAGCGAGAGGGTGGCGTTGCCCTGGCCGTCGTTGGCGGTGACGTTGTATTCGGTGGTTCCGGACTGCAGCACCGCACCGAGGGGCAGGTCGACGATGCCGATCTGTTCGGTCTGCGCGGCCTGGAACGGGCCGCCGAAGCCGCCCCACACCCGCACGTCGAGGACGTCGGCTGCGGCGATCGTCGACGCCGAGGGCCGTACCCGTACGACCGCGATCGGCATCTCGTAGGTGCCGCCGGCCACGCGGGTCAGTGCCGGTGGGGTGGTCGAGCCGACGACGCCCTGTTTGACGAACACCTGCACCGAGGAGTTGTCGCCGGCCCAGGTGAAGCGCAGCCCGACGACGTCGAGTCGGGCCGAGGCCCCGGAGTTCGCGGCGACCTGCACGATCTGCGCGGCGGATTCGACGACGAGGACGCCGCAGACCATGGCGGTGCCGGCGGCGAGCTGTACCGACCGCACTCCCGTGGAGGTCGGTTTGAATGCGGAGGCGGTGTCGACCAGTGCCTTCGCTCCGGCGAGCGCGAAGCGGGTGGCTTCCTGCACTTCGGTGACGGTGCCCTTGAACCCGGCGATGCTGGCTACCACGAGTGTGTCTCCCTCAGATGAGATATGAGCCGTCGACGGTGACGAGTTCCGGGCGGCCGTTCATCACCCGGATGCGCACGTCGTTCGTGTTGGCGACCACGTGTATTTGCCCGCGGTCGGATCCGCTGCGCAGCAGCATCTTTCCGTGGACCCACGGCCAGGACGGGTACATGACGGTGGCGTCGGCCCACTGGTCTGTCAGTTGGGCGCCGACCTTGACGGGCAGGTCCATGGTGTAGGGCACGCCGTCCGGGTTGGTCCAGCCGCCGATCGTGCCGTACAGCCCGAGCCGCACCTTGAATCGGCACATCCCGTTGGCGATGCGGTAGCGGCCGTCCTTCCAGAACGTCGTCGCGGTGATCAGCTGGCCGCTGCTGTTGCGCAGGTTCGGCACGAACGCCTTCCACGCGGTGGTCTGCGGGTCGACGACGGTGTAGCCGATGGTGGCCGCGGCGGTGTTCTGCGTGACCACCTGGTACAGCGAGGTGCCGACGAGGATCTCGGCGCCGAGCGGGATGTCGACGCGGGCGAGGTTGGTGGCCTGGTTCGCCCGGTACGGTCCGCCGACGCCGCCCCATACGCGGGTGTCGTACACGTCCCCGGTCGCGATCGTGGTGACGCCGGAGCGCACGTAGATCAGGGCGAGGACCATCTCGTACACCACGCCCGGGGTGCGGGTCGGGGCCGGGGACGACGGGGACGCCGCAGCGGTGCCCTGCTTGGAGAATGTCGTCACCGACGGGGTGGTTCCCCAGGTGAAGCGCAGCCCGACGATGTCGAACCGTGGCTGGCCGGAGGTGTTGGCCGGCAGCACGACGTCCTGGGTGACGGTCTCCGAGTAGCGCACCCCGGCGGCCATCGCGGCGCCGGCGGCGAGGCGGATGGTGCGGGTGCCGGTCGACGACGGTGCGAGGTCCGACGGGCCGGCGACCACCGGCGGGGCGAGCATCGTGAACCGGCGGGCCTCGCCCGCTTCGTCCACGATCCCCTTGAACCCGGTCAGTGTCTGGGCCACAACGGTTACCTCCTGGCGTTCTGGTTGCGGATCTCGGCGGCCAGGCGGGCGATGGCGTCGACGACCGCGGTGGGCCGGCCCGGGGCGGCGACGCCGCACTTCGGGGTGTAGGTCACCGGCGATCCGGCCTCGTCGCGCATCTCCACCTCGGTGATCTGTGCGCGGAACAGCTGCCCGGCGATGCGGGCGTAGGAGAAGTCGCCGAGCACCCAGTCCTGCCCCATCCACCACGGGTTGCCGTCGACGACGGTGAAGTTCACCGACAGTCCGCCGGCGGCCGCGGCGAGCTCGGCGCGTCCAGCCTCGAGCGGATCGACGTTCTCGTCGTTGGCTTCGACGAAGATCTCCGGCAGCCCGAAGTTCGCCGAGTCCGCGCGGGCGTCGGTGTCGATCACCTCGTAGAACGGGCGGGCGGTTCCTTCGCCTTTGCCGCCGATGTACGCGCGGTACGCCTTGCGTTCGGTGGAGGCCACCGAGAACTGCTCGAGGTGCTCCTGCTGCCACAGCAGCCGGCCGGTGTCACGGCTGGCGACGACGTCGATCATCACCGTGCCGGGCTCCGGGGCGACGTGCACCGCGGCGGGCAGCGGGTCGCCGGTGCGGTAGGTGCGGGCGGTGATCGTGTACCCGTACTTGCGCAGCACGTCGTCGGTAAGCGACTTGACGGTGACCATCCGCGCGGACAGTTTGATGATCGGGGACTGGTCCTCCACCGTGGACGGCACCACCATCACCGGGACCTGCAGGCGCCCGGCGGCGTCGGCGATGTAGCCCTTGATCACCGACTCGAGCGGTCCCTCGCGGACATCGGACTCGCGGTCCTGCAGGCTGGGCCCGACGTCGGCGTTGGCGACCGCGAGCATCGAGTCGAGCCAGATCCGGTCGTTGACGAGGGTGAGCTCGAGGACCGGGCCGTCCCCGTCGTCGACGTACTCGCCGGAGATCCGTCCCGTCCACGGCTCCGGCGCCGGGGTGTAGACGGAGATGAACAGCGGCTCCTCATGCACCTTCAGGGCCGCGGTGAGCAGCTCGGGGTCCGGGGTGCCGGGGATGGCGATGGTGCCCGAGCCGATGTCCTCCCACTTCCAGCTCACCGTCGCCGACTCGTGCTCGGTGATGGACGTGAGCAGCTCGCGGTGCCGGTTGTAGACCAGGTACCGCGCGTCCCGGCCGGCCATCAGTAGGCCGCCAGGTAGAACGTGGGGAGTTCGAGCCGGATGTTCGCGCCCGGGCCGCCGCCGATGATCTGCGCGGTGGCCACGACGTCGTCTCCCGGTTTGACCGGCGCGAAGTCGTACAGGCCGCCGATTCGGTCCCACGCGCGGTTGCCGCCGCCGTCGACCACCTCGGAGTGCGAGGGGTCGGTGACGATCACCAGGCGCTCACCGGCGGCGAGGCCGGAGACGTAGGTGATGTGCTCGCCGACGCCGACGACGGCCTGCCCGGGCCCGTCGATTGTCCACGTCGGCCACACCTCCACCTGCCCGGGGTTGGTGAGGACCGCGTTGCCGATCGCGTTGCCGCCGGTGATGTAGAAGTCCGGGGCCGCGTTGGTGGGTCCGTAGTAGTTGTCCGGCGTCGCCGAGCCGGTGAACGGGAAGTCGAACACCACGTCCTTTCCGCGCCAGAACGGGGATTCGGCGGCGAGGGTGATCTCGTACTCGGCCGTGCCGCGGACGTCGGGCATCGTGTCGACGTCCCCGTCGTCGAGCTCGACGAGGCGGCCGGAGAAGCTGCGGGACTCCCCCAGCGCCTCCACCTCCAGGGTGCCCGGGTACAGCGGGGAGAACGAGTCCCGGAACGACCGGTCCAGGTACAGGAACTCGTCGCCGCGGCGGAAGTTCCCGGCCGGCCGGGACACCCAGGTGTCGCCGACGACCACCGTCATCGTGCAGTCCCCCGCGTCCCAGTCGATTCCCTCGAACCGCACTCCGTGCCGGCGGGCGGTCTTGTGGGTGAGCTGGGTGAACTTCGGCAGCAGGATCGACTTCAGTCCTTTCGGCAGGATCGCGCCCTCGGTGCCGGACATCAGGTTCCACTCGGTGCCCAGGTGCGAGGCCCACCGCACCTGGACGCGGCTGTGCAGGGCGCTCATCCCAGACCTGCCTCGACCATGGCCCGCTTCGTCTCCCGGCGCACAGAGCGGGCGGTCGCCTTGTCGTCGACGACGTGCTGCTGCTCGATGTACTGGCCATAGATCTGCGCGCCCGACAGGTCCACGCTCACCAGCGCGTTGCGGTCGGACGCGGTGAGCACGTCGTCGACCGACAGGCTCGTGAGCCGATCGAGGATCGGGATCAGCTTCTCGTCGAAGCTGCGGGTCATCTCCGGATCCAGGACCCGCTCGGGGCGGATGATGTCCTTGAGCATGATGCCGCGGCCGCTGGCGATACCGCCGTCGTCGTAGCCGCCGGCGCGGTTGTACGCCGCGGGCAGCGACCCGTATCGGGCGGTGGCGTACCGCATCGAGGCGGCGATGTTCGCGCGCGGATCCCAGATGTCGTTGACGAACGCCGGGTCCCGGTACGCCTGGAACGTCGGGTCGATCACCTGCATCAGGCCCTTCGACGGAGTGCCGTTGGCGGCGTTGACATCCCAGTTGTTGATCGCCCGCGGGTTGCCGCCGGACTCCTGGTTCATGCGCCGCAGCGTCAGGTCCGCCCACGTCAGCGGATGCCCGTACAGGCCCAGGAGTTCCTCGACCAGCGGACGCCACCGCTGCACATCGCCGCCGCCCGGGTCGGCGTACCCGGTGCTGGGTTCGACCTCGTCGGCCTTGCCGCGCAGGAAGTCCCCGACCCCGGTCTTGAACTTGTCGAACGCAAGCTTCGGCAGCTTGCCGATGTCGCCACCACCGAAGTCGGGGATGGCGTTGCCGATCGGGTTCATCACGCCCTCGAAGGCGTCGGCGACGCGGTTGCGCAGCCACCCGAACAGGCCCCCGCCACCGCCGGAGCTGATCGGGGTGATCGGGGTGCCCGGCTCCGGGAGCGGCGCGTGCGCGGCGACGTGCACATGGTTGCGGTGCTGCGCGTTGGTGGCGGCCCCGAAGTCGAACGGCCGGCCCTCGTCGATGTTCTGCCACCCGTTGAGCGGGTAGTGGATCAGCTCGGCGAGCATCGGCCCGTAGTTGTCGTGGAAGAACCGGGCCGCGGCCTGCATCTGCGGGGTGGTGTCGGTGCCGTTCGAGAAGTCGACCGCCTTGCCCTGGCCGTGCAGGTCGTTGGTGTCGCGGTACGTCGAGGTGATCGACATACCCGGGAAGAAGCGGTGCACCTTGTCGACGATCGAGTCGACGATGCCGCCACCGGCGTACTGGCCCAGCTCCCGCCGCACCGCCTCCGGGCCACCGACGCGGGCCGCGGCGTTGATCGAGTCCACGCCGCCGGGGCCGAGCGCCCGGGCCGCCTCGGGCCGCAGGATCGCCTCGCCGCCGGACAGCCCGATGTGCAGACCCGACGGGGAGTAGAAGTCGTGCACGTCCCGGCCGGGGGTGTAGCCGGGCAGCACACCGCCGCGCGCGTAGTTGCCGAGTTCACCGAGCGGTGCCTCGCCGAGCTCGGGCAGGTTCAGCCAGCCGGCGACCTTGTTCCACGCCGCGCGGATGCCCTTGTTGTAGACGGTGTCGACGACGAACTTCACCGGCTTGGCGGCGATGCCCTTGATGCGATCCCACACCTGGCCGATCCAGTCGACCGCGGCACCGAAGGAGTCCTTGACCAGGTCGAGTGCGCGCTTGAGTCGGTCCCACACCGGGAGGACGACGTTGTCGACGACCCAGGCGATTCCGGCGCCGAGGGCATCCCAGACCGGTTTGATGACGCTGTTCCAGACCCAGGAGAAGTATTTCCCCACGGCCTGCAGTCCGGCGAGGAGCAGGTCCCACGCCACCTTGATGACGTTGTTCCAGACCCACATGATGCCGGCGCCGAGGGCGGAGAACAGCTGACCGAACCAGTTCAGGATCGGCATGATCACGTTGTTCCACGCCCAGGAGATCGCGGCCTGGATCCAGTCCCAGGCGGTGAGCACCGCGTTGCGGAACCAGTCGACGTTGTTCCACGCCCACACGATCGCCCCGACGAGGGCGAGCAGGGCGACGATGATGACGCCGATCGGGTTGGCGTTCAGGGCCGCGTTGAGCAGCCACTGCGCCGCGGTCATCGCGCCGGTGGCGACGGCCGAGGCGATCATCGCCGCCCGGGTCGCGATGAAGGAGGCGACGATCCGGGCGTTCGCCACAACCCAGGAGATCGCGGTCTTGCCTGCCTCGAGCGCGGCGGACGCTGAGGTCGCGATGAAGGTGGCCGTGGCGCGCGCTGCGTTGGCGATCCAGCCGCCGATGATGCGGGCCTGCGCCGCGGTCCACGATGCCGCGGTCTTGACCGCCTCCACCGTCGCGGACGCGGAGGTCTTGACGAAGGAACCGACCGCGGTGGCCTGGGTCTTGACCCAGCCGCCGGCGTCCTTCATCGTGCTCCAGGCCTGGGTGGCGGTGTCCTTGGCTGAGACCAGGGAGTCCTTGACGCCGACCACGCCCTCCTTCACGGAGTCGAACACGCCCTTGGCCTGCTCGAATCCGCCCATCACGCCACCGAGTCCGACCATCGAGGCGGCAGCGGCCAGGGCGTTGCCCTCGCTGTCCTCGAGGGCGCCGGTGAACTCCCCGAACAGGGGCAGGACGTTGTCCCCGAGCAGGCCGACTACCTTGTTCTGCATCTCGCGGCCGAAGGTCTGGATGGCGTTGAGCGGCCCACCTCCCAGCACGGCCCCGGCCTCGTCCACCGAGCCCTGGAACTCGGCCATGGCGGAGTCCGCGCCGTTGAGCTGGGCCAGGAACTGGGGGATCTTGTCCACGCCGAGGTCCTCTAGCGGCGTGCCGAACAGCGCGAGCGCCGCCTGCGATCGGGCCGCCGGATCCTTGATCCCCTCGAGCCCGGCCATGATTTCCCGGAACGCTGCCTTGGCGTCCTCCCCGCCGGCCAGCAGCCGGTTGGTCATGGCCGTCTGGTCCATGCCCAGGGCGGCGTACGCCTCGCCGGTCGTCTTGGACATGTCCGTGGCCCGGATCTGGAACTCCTTGAGAGCGTCGCCCATCTTGTCCATACCGATGGCGCCGTTCTGCGAGGCGTTCACGATCAGGCCCATGGCCTCCTGCCCGGTGAACCCGAGCCCGGTGAGGTATCCGCCGTACTCGTCGACGATGGGCATGAGCTCCCCACGCATCGCCGGGGGCACCCGCTGGAACGCGGCCATGAGCATGTCCGTGGCCTCTTGCCCGTTCTGCGCGATGCCGTTGCGCATCAGCAGGGACGAGGACATGGCGAGCTCGTTGACGTCCATGCCGAAGGTCTGGGACATGACCAGCAGCCGCTTGGTCAGGTCCTCCATCTCGGCGTCCGTGGTGTCCCCGATCAGGGACATCGACCCCGCGACGGCGCCGACGGCGTCGGTGACCTCGGCCATGGAGGAGCCGTAGTTCTGCGCGAACACGTTGCCGGCGATCGACCCGGCGCGCTTGGACTCCTCCGCGGTGAGGTCCAGCTGCGCGCGCAGCGACCGTTGCAGGTTGCCGCGTTCGAGGACCTCGCCCATCTGCGTCGACAGCAGTCCCACCGCGGCGACGGCACCGGTGGCCGCGCCCTTGAGGATGCCGCTGAATCCGCCGCCGAAGGCGCGGGCCCGGCCGGTCATGCGCTGGAAGAACGAGTCCGTCTGGGTTTCCGCTTCGGCGCTGTCGAGCCGGGCCTGCACTCGCAGCACTCGTCCCTCGGCGGAGCGCTGCCCGGACTCGGCGGCCTGCAGGGCCTGCGCCGCTGCCTCCTGCCGGCGGGTCGCCTTGGCCACGTTCTCGCGGGCCGTGGCCAGGCGGCCGGCGTCGGTGACGCCCCGATCGACGAGGGCCTGCAGCTTGGCCTCCGCGACGGCGACCGCGCCGGTGGCGTCGGCCTCCTTGCGGCGGGCCGCCTCCACCTTCGCCGAGGCCTGCTCCACCTGCTGGCGCGCCTTCTCGAGCTGCCGCTGATCGACCGTCGGCTGGATCTCGTGCTCGACCGGGTTGCTCTGGATCTCGCGGCGCACGCGCTGGAAGTAGCCCCGCATCGAGGGCATGACGTCGACGAAGGCGTTGCCGCCGGACAGATCGGGCACCGCGGTCCTTCCTCTCAGTCGTGGGTGGGGTCTGGCAGGCTGAGCCGCTTGTAGCGGGAGCCGAGCACCTTCGAGGCGATGTCGTCGTGCTCGACGTACAGCCGGTACTTCTCGTACCGCTCGCGCGCTGTGAGCGGCCGTGGCAGGCTCTTCGGGGCTTTCGGGCCGCGGCCCTTGACCTTCGGGCTGGCCTGGAAGATCGCGGCCTCGATGCGGCGCAGCGTCTCGAGGATGGCGGTGTCGGTGTCGCGGTCGCGGGTCCAGCCGACGAGCGACGGCCGCTTCGCGCCGGTGGGCTTGCCCTGCTCCTGCTCGAGCTTGGCGACACGCTCGGCGAGTTCGATGTCGGAAGCCAGGGCCGCGGCGTACCACCCGCCCTCGGGTGCCCGGTCTAGGAATCGGAACAGCTTGTCCCACGGGGTGTTTTCGTGGTCGCGCACCCAGTCGTACAGGTTCAGCTGTTTGTCGATCAGGTCCCGCTCGACGTCCTCGCCGTACAGGTCGAGCGTCTCGACCAGGCGGAGGAACCCGCCGAGAGGTGGTATCAGGATTCCGAAGTGGGTTCGGATGTCGTCGATCAGATCCACGAGTTCGGACGCGGGTCGGTCGTCGTAGACGTCGAGGATGTCGTCGGCCAGGTCCTCACCGACCAGCGCGTCGAGCTGCTCGGTGGGGGTGACGGCGGTATCGAGTTCGCACACCCCGTCGGCGGACGGGACCGCCACAACGATCTCGTCGCCGTCGAGGTCGAGAAGGTACGGACCCGCGGCCTCGCCGAGCAGTTGCTCGAAGAACGAGTGCGGCGGGTCCGTCTCCTGCTCGCTCACTTACCCGCGGCGACGCCGGCGGCGGGCCTGCCGGTTGACCGCTTCCTGCTGCTGGAACTTGTCGGCGTTGAGACCGAAGTGGTCGAACAGGTCACCGATCAGGGTGGTCAGTCCCTCGGGTCCGTGCATCGGCATGGCCTCGAGGTATGGCTCGGCCGTGTCGAAGTCGTCTCCGAGGAACAGCTTCAGCGCGGTGCGGGTCGTGCAGCTGGGCTGCTCGATCTCCATCATCGTGCCCGAGTCCGGCTCGGGGACGGTGAAGACAGGGCTGTCCTCGAGCTGGAACTTGAACGGCTTCTTCGCCGGGCCGGTGCGGCGGTACTGCCGCACCTCTCCTGCGTCGTGGCCGCGGCTGCTGATGTCGATGGGGGCCTCGCTCATGCCTGCTGCTCCTGCGTGGTGTCGGTGGGCTGGGTGGTGGTGCGGGTGCGCCGCGGCTTCGGCGGGGCAGCCTCGGCCGGCACGGGCTCGACCGGTTCGGCCGCCGCGTCAGCGGCAGGTTCGTCGGTGGGCGCGATGTCGACGACCTCGGCCGCCGGTTGCTCGGTCGCGACGTGCTCGGCGGCCGGGGTGTCCTCGGGCGCCGGCGCGACCGGCTCCCCGCCGGCAGAGGTGTCCTGCTCGGGGTTCGCGACGCGGTACTGGCGGGCGAGCAGCTCGCCTTCCTCGGCGCGGGTGGAGGGGGTGAATCGGCGGCCGTCCGGGGAGACGAGCTCGCGTGGCGTCCAGCCGTCCGGGTCGAATGTGCGCATGGTGCCCATGGGTTTCTTGCTCCGTTTCTCGCGCGGACGTGCGCGGTAGTGGGACGGCACCAGGTCAGGAGATGGTGACCGTGCCGGACGGGGTCAGCGAGGCACCGGAGCCGGTGAGGGTGCCGACCTTGGCGACGTCGATCTTCACGGTGTAGGGGCCGCCCGCGGTGCCGGTGACGGTGACGTCCCCGGGGTCGAGGGTCGACAGCGCTTCGAGCGCGGCCTGCACCGCGGCGGCGGTGGCGTTGTACGCGATGCCCGCGGTGGTCTGTCCGCCGAAGCTGAGGGTGAACGTGCCGCCGGTGGGGCTGCCGCCGATGGTGACGACGTAGGTGACCTTCGGATCGAACCCGGCTTCCTCGAGGAGGTTCTTCCAGCCGGGGCCGCCGAAGTGGTGGCGGACCGACACGCCGTAGTCGGTGTCGACCATGGCGTTGACGGTGAACGGCCAGCCGAGGTAGCCCTCGCCGTCGGTGATGGTCTGCTCCCCGGTCTCGGCGACCTCGCCGGCGAGGAACTGCCGGCCGAAGTAGATCGTGTCGACGCCGGATCCGACCTCCGACAGCAGCATGTACCGCTGGCGGCGGATCAGCGCGACGGCCGGCTGGTCGAACGAGACCTCACCGGTGACCGGGTCGGGGGTGACGCCGGACAGGTCGACACCGAGGTTCGTCTCGATGTTGAACCGGTTCGTCTCCAGGCCCTTGAACGCCATGCCGAAGATGTCGCTGGTGATGTCCGAGCGCACCGGGTTCGAGTAGCCGATCGCGTTGATGTCGGCCTTCTCCATCTCCCGGGAGAGGGTGATGGCGTCTTCCTTGTCGAGCAGCCCGAAGTCGTAGTACCCGGTGGGCAGCTCGGCGAGCTGGCTGCTGGGGCCTTCGGTGATGTTCAGGACGACCGGGGTGGTGGTGGGTGCGCCGAACACGTGGGCGGCGCGGGGCTTGAGGATCAGCTCGCGCTGGTGCCGAGCGATCTCGAGCTGGGCGACTTTGCTGGGCATGGGGTGCCTCCTTGCTGTGGGCAGAAAAAATGCCCACGAGGATTCGCGGGCTGATCAGGGCTGTATTCGGTTGTGCCGGCGGTCAGGCCGGGCGGGGACGCATCAACCCGAGCTGGTACCACCCCGTGGCGCGGTCGCGGTCCGGGTTGTCGTACGGCACGCCCTCGGGCGGGGTGTCCGTGCGGCAGAAGTCGACGGTCACGCGCTGCCCGCCGACGACGAATGCCTCCCCGCCGAGCGCGAGCATCCGGTCACGCACCGTCTCGCTGAGGGCGTGCACCTCGTCGTAGCTCGGTGCGAAGCAGGAGATCTCGACCCGGGGGTAGTCGGTGATCCCGTCGTCGGTGCCGCCGACCCGGTTGATCCGGATGCCGACCTCGATCTCTGCGTCCGGGGTCTCCGTGTCGGTCCACCCCAGGTCCTCGAGTGCCACCATGAGGACCTTCTCGACGTTGGCGAAGGGCAGCGGCGGGGTGACAGCCATCTATCGCCGCCCGCCTCGCCGGCCCGCGGCGTTGATCGCCGACTGCAGCCGGCTCGCGCCCCGGGAGCGGCGGGTGCCGAACTCGGCGGCGAGCGGGTTCCGGATCGCCTGGCTGGGCGGGACGACGATCCGGTAGCCGGGCCGGCCGTCCCAGCCGCGTGCCGGTTCCACGCGGGCGGTGCGACCGAACGCGCCACCCAACGCCGCCCGACCCTTCTCGGCCTGCTTGCGCACCGCCGTCTGCACCTTCGGCGACGACATGATCCGCTGTGCATCCCGCGAGGACCAGGTGAATCGTGCGCGAGCCATCAGCCCCTCCATTCGGTCAGGAATCCGCCCACGTACTCGGCGAACCCGAAGTCGTCGTAGTGCGTCTGCAGTTCCCCGTCGACATGCAGCCGGCGCGGCCTACCGCTGTCGTCGACGATCCCGTCTGCGGTGAGGACACTCGTGGTGCGTTCCGGGAACCCGGGTGGGGCGAGGAGCTTCCACCGCGACTCGGTGGCCTCCCCGTCCTCACGCCGCTCGTCGGACTGCACCGGCTGCACCGCGCACCCCGGGTACGCGACCGGGGCGCCGTCGACGTAGTCGCCGTGCTTGACCTTGATGCGCGGTGTGATCCACACGGTCTGGTTGCCGAGGTCGTCGAGCATCAGTAGTCCCCGACCTTGAACGACCACTGCGGAGCGGCCCGGTACGGGATGCCGAGCAGCTCCTTGTGGAAGTCGGTGAAGTGCAGCAGGGCACCGGGGTTGGCGATGGTGCCGCTGCGGGAGACCTCCCCCACCGTCTTCGAGTACGACGAGAGACCGAGGTAGGGCTCGGAGATGAGGGCGGCCTTCACGACCTGGATCGACACCAGCTTCGCGTTGGGGTCGTCCGGCGCGATGTCGGGCTTGCGGTCCCGGATCCACGACGCCGCGGCGTCGAGGAACATCTGCGCATCAGCTTCCTGGGCCGATGTCAGCGGCCGTCCACCGATGGTGATGTCGCTGGGTTGCGCGAAGGCCGCCACTGGTCACTCCGTCGTCACTGCGGCGATCAGCTGCGGCTTGGTCATCGCCTTGGCCTCGGCCTCGGGGATGCCGCGTGCGATCGCGTAGGCGACCCAGTCTTCCTTGTCCGCGGTCTGCTTCGGCCGCGCCACCTCGCCGTCGGCGGACTGCGTGAGAACGACCGGCTCCGACTCGGGTGCGACGAGGACGTCCTCGACGTCGACGACCAGGCCGTCGTCGAGCAGCCGTTCCTCGTCCTCGGGCGACAGGTATGCGATCGGGTCTCCGGCGTAGTAGTACCGGAGCAGGCCGCCCTTGTCCTTGGCGACGACCAGCGGTGCATTCGCGTGGAGCGTCATGCCGACACCCCCGTGATCTTCCACGCCGCAGCCGGCTCCTGGACGATCGGGACGGTGACGCGGCGGCACCGCAGGCGCCACTTGTCGTCGTCGTCCTTGCGGATCGTCTTGGCTTGCACGCCGACACCGCCGGCGCTGACATAGCCGGGTCCCTGCAGGTTCTCGTCGGCCATGCCGCCGAGCTGCGTGGAGTCGAGCACCAGCGCGACACCGGCGACCGGGATGTTCGGCGTCGGCAGGAATCGCAGGCCGGCGATCTCCGGCAGGCTGCCGGTGTAGATCGGGCTGTCCTGCGACTCGCGGGCGAGGAGCGAGGCGATCTTGTCGTCGCTCATCACGTTCGCCCACGTGAGATCGTCGATGACGACGGTGTCCGGTTCGAAGCCCTGGTTCAGGGCGCGGATGTTCGCCACCGCGCGCAGCACGTCCCGCAGAATCGCCGGGGTGCCACCGGTGCTTGCCCAGGAGGCGATCGCTGCGGTCGACTGGGTGACCTGGGAGGCGATTGCACCGAGTGCGACGCTGTCGATGGTCTTGACCATCTGGTTGACCATCTTGACCAGGGCGCGGTTGACCGGGTCGATCTTCTGCCGCGAGATCGACTCGTCGGTGATCTCGACGTCCTGGCCCCACTTGATCGTCTTCGCCACCTGCGCAGCGCCCGTGCCGATGGACGTGAGCGGGTACTCGGCGCCCGGCGCCACGGCCTCCGGCGCGCGATCGGAGTAGATGGTCTCGCCCTGCTCGAACTGCACGGAGCCGGAATCGGTGGTGAACCGTCCGGTCAGCAGGACGTCGGCGATGAACCGCTGCTCCGCCAGCGTGCGCAGGCGACGTGCGATCAGGGTCGGATCGTTGAGGAACCGGCTGATCGTGGTGTAGTCGCCCGACAACGTGGGTGCGGGCGGCGGGTAGGTGATCGGCATGATGTGTGCCCCTTCTCCTTCGTGTGCGCCCGTTATCGAGCGAGCTTGACGCGGACCTTGCCGCCGGCCGCCGCCGCGAGAGCGATGCCGACGATCTGCGAGTAGTCGGTGCCGGCACCGAGATCGGCGACGGCGCCCGCCGCCGCGGGCACGACTCGCGCGCCGGCCGCGATGGCCCCGGACGCGGTGAGTTCGTGCACGCCTTCGCAGATGACCGTGACCTTCTCGCCGCTGGGGGCGTCGAAGGCCGCGACACCGAGCCACGCGGCGGTGGCCGCGGTGGTCGGGGCGACGGTGTCGTTGCCGGACACGGCGACGAGCTGGCCGCCGGTGACCGCGGCGGACGTGCTGCGGGTGATGCCCTGACCGGGGCGGAAGATCGGGGTGTGGTCGGCCATGGCTCAGGCTTCCTTTCCGAACAGGGCGGCGTACACGGTGTCGCCGCTGGTGTCGCCGGCGTCGGCGCTGTGCCCGGCCTCGGCGTACGGGATGAGGCCCTTCTCCATGCTGTCGAGCACGGCCTTGGTGCCCTCGGGATCGGCGCTCATCGCACCCACCCAGTGGTCGCGGCGAGCCGGCGGGACCTTCCCGTCGCGGATCGCGGAGTCGACGACGGCCTCGTTGGCTTCGCGAATCTGCTGAGCCCGGGCCTGATCGCCGCGTTCGGCCTTGGCGCGCAGCTCCTCGATCACCGAGGCCTCGTTCACCGCCAGGCCGGCCTTCTTCACGACCGCGACGGCGCTGTCGAGGCTGGGCTCGGTGGGCGCGGGCGGAGCGTCCGCGGCGCGCTCGGCGAGGGCCTCGTCGAGCGCGGCGACGATCGTGTCGTCGTCGGCGTCGGCTGCGATGCCGAGGCGCTCCGCGAGGGTTTCGTTCAAGGTGCCCATGGGCTCCTCCTTCTTGTCGGCCTCCGCCTCGGCGGCAGAGGAGTTCTGTGTGCGCGCTGCACCCGTGGACCCACGGTCGGAGCGGCCGGCGCGGTTGAAGATGGACAGGTCGAATCGGTTCTTCGCCTTCGCCGCGTCGTCCCGGTCGCCGCCGATCGCGAGGACCCGGTCGGCGAGACCGGCCGTGACGGCTTCCTCCGCTGAGTACCAGGTCTCGTCGGCCATGGCCTGCAGCCAGTCCTCGACGGTGCCGCCGGCCTTGGCCGCGTACACCGAGGCGATGTTGCGGTCCTCGTGCGCGAGATCGCGGGCCATCTTCGCCATGTCGTCGCCGTTGCCCACGCACATGCCCCACGCCTTGTGCACGAACACCTCCGCGTTCTGCATGACGTGCAGTTCGTCGACGCCGGCGGCGATGAACGACGCGGACGAGGCGGCGATGCCTTCCACGACGGCGACGACCTTGGCCGGGTGCGCCCGCAGCGCGTTGAGGATCGCCAGGCCCTCCCACACCTCGCCGCCCGGCGAGTTGATCAGGAGCTGGATCTCGCTGGTGTCGCTGGGCAGTTCGTCGAGCGCGGAGACGAACTCCTTGGCCGAGATGCCCCAGTAGCCGCCCCACGAGTCGATCGGGTCATACAGCCGCAGGGACACCGTCCCCGCCTCCGAGGACTTCGGGTCGGGGCGCTCGGCGCGGATCTGGGTGCGCTGGAACGCGGACGGGCTCCGCAGGAACGGGTTCACTGATCCTCCTGAGGGTTCGGGTTGTCCGGCGTCCAGGGCTCGTCCGGTGGTGGGGTGTCCTTCGCCGGCAGCCCGTACTGCTGCCGCGTGTACTCCTCGAGCGACCGGTCCAGGCGGATCAGGCCGGCGTCGATGAGCATCTTCAGGGCGGATGCCGTGAGGTCCTGGCGGGAGCCGATCTCGTCGAACACGATCCGCGGCGCCGGCACGTCCTCACCGAAGTTCAGGTCGACCAGGTCCTCGACGACGTGCGCGTTCGCGATGTCGCGGGCGGCCTCGGCGAACGTCTGCACCGACTGCACGAACGTGTCGGCCTGCACCGAGGCGAGGGCGTAGGAGCCGCCGCGGTCGAGGTTCAGGAAGTGCGCCAGCCCGGCGAGGGCGATCTGCTTGTCGTGGTACTCGATGGCCTGCCGGATGTCGGGCAGGTTGCCCTGCACACCGAGGAGCTTCATCTCGGCTCCGGCCGGCAGTCCGATGCCGGAGCTTTCACCGGCCCGCGCGGACGAGGCGAGCTTCTGGTACCGCTCGATGTCGGTCTCCCCCTCGGGCGCGGTGGCGACCGGGATGCCCATGCCGTTGCGCCGCGCGGTCGCGGCCTCGATGCGCATCAGCTCGTCCTTGAGCAGCCAGTGCTTGTACGCCGGCCGCAGCAGCGAACTGCCCTTCCAGTCGCCCGGCTCGGGGTCGCGCACGTACGCCACCAGCCGCGAGACCGGGATCTTGATGCCGCCGTCGACGATGGTCTGCACCTGGATCCCGTCCACCGACGGTGCGCGCTGCACGATCGAGTCCAGGCCGCCGTCGAGAGCGACGTTGATCGCGGCGATGGTGCGCTGCGGTCGCGGGGCGAGCTTCTTCAGGTACGCCCGGCCGTCGTCGCCGAGGTAGTACACCTGCTCGAAGAAGCTGTGCCCGTACGGCAGCATCAGCAGCGCGAGCCGCAGGTGCTCGGCCCACGAGAAGCGGCCGCGGGTGCGGGGGCGCGGCTTGTCCTCCTCGGACTCGCCCACGATCGCGAGATTCAGGTTTCGGGCGACGAACTCGGTGACCTCGTCGGTGGCGCCGTTCGGTTCGACGCGCCACGGGGTGCGGCGGATCGGCAGTCCGATCGCGGAGATCACCGACGCGACGCGCCCGTCCTCACGCATCATCCGCCCGTACACGCCGACCGACTGCGGCCACCGCAGCTCCGGGACCTTCTCCTCGTCCATCCACTGCCGCCAGTCCAGCGACGACACGATGCCGTCCGGGCGGACGTACCCGACCTCGTAGGCAGGCACAGGGGTGGTGGTTTCTGCCACGGGTCGTCTCCTCTCAGAACGCAGCGGTCAGCACGTCGAGTTCGCCGGCGCTCGAGCTGCTGCCCGGACTCGGCCGGGTCGGCACCGCCGCGGCCGGCGGGGGCGGCGGTGGTTTGGCGATGTCGTAGACCTTCAGCGCCCAGTGCGCGAGGGTCGCGGCCACCAGCGGCGAGATCACCTGGTTTCCCTTGCGGTTCCACGCCCAGCCGCCGCCGGTGAGGTCCCGCTTGGTCGCGCCGTCGAGCGCGTCCGACAGCAGCGGGTCCCCGGTGTGCGTGAGCTTCCCGGCGACCGCGTCGTTGTAGAAGCCGCCGCACGCCTGCACCATGTCGCCGGCGGACGTGACCTCCGGCTCGATGCCGGCGTCCACGAGATCCGGGTGCAGCGAGTAGGCCGGTGAGGCCTTGTCCATGACCAGTGCGCACGGGTCCCATCGGTCGATCAGCGACAGCAGGATCCGGATGAGTCCGGGCCCGGGTGCCGCGTGGTAGCCGACCTCGACGTGCACCTTGCCGTCGTCGGTCCGGGCGGCCGCGGCGATCGATACCCACTTCTGGTTGGGGGACATGTCGATCGCCAGCGCCACCTTCTTGCCGAACTTCGCGCTGGAGATCGCCATGTTGCTCCACACGGTCGGGTCGATGATGTGCTCGACCTCGACGTCGTCCGGTTCCTCCGGCCAGTCGCCGCGTCCCAGCGCTTCGACGTCGTACTCGCGTCGACCGGCTGCGGTGTGCAGCTTGTCCCGCTGGAACTTGAGGATCTTCTCGTCGGTCTGGATCACCCCATATGACGGGTTGGCGTACCGCGCCGTTTCCAGCGACGCCCGGTCCATCTCCTCGGGCGCCATCCACTCCGCCAGGAACAAACCCTCGCCGCCGGCGAGCCCACGTCGGCGCACCGCCGCGAGCACCTCGCCGTACTGGTGGCGTTCCTTGTCGACGGCCGACGACGTGTAGATCGTCTGCGGCCGCCGCGCCGCCATCTGCACCCAGGACAACGCGCCGGCTTCGGCATCGGAGAGGTTGTACGCCTCGTCGTAGATCAGCAGGTCGACGTCGTCGAGCCCTCGACCCGAGTCTCCCGAGCGGGTCATGAAGAACGCCTGCGCCCCGGATTTCAGGACGATGTGCCCTTCACCCTGTGACAGTGTCGGTGGTTTCGCCAGACGTGCCCTCAGGCTCGGCCGGCCCTTGATCGCGGCGATGGTGCGCTGCGCGATCGAGCGGGCCGTCTTCCACTGCTGCGCTGTGAAGATGATCGTCTCGTTCAGCACGAACAGCCCGTACAGGATCCGGAAGACCAGGATCAGGCTCTTGCCGTTCTGTCGCGGCACGATCAGGCACGAATCCGGGTGGACCCATTCCCCGTCCGGGTCGCCGTGCTCGGTGAGCAGCATGTTCGTCAGCGACCAGCGCTGCCACGGCATCAGGGGTGTCCGCGCGCGGTGGGCCAGTGTCACCGCGCGGCCGCCGTGGAACGGGTCGCCGTCGAAGGCCGAGACGTTGTGTGGTTCCTGCCGGCCGGTCAGCGTCGGGAAGTCGTCACAGATCGTCGAGATCGTCATCGCCACCAGATCCGGTCGCGGTGCCCTTCTGCCGGCGGATCTCTGCCAGGAGCTGGCGCCACACGTTCGTCAGCTGCCGCGCCTCCTGGGCAACGCCCGTGGCCTTCACCTCGAGCACCGACTTGTCGCCGCGCGAGGGCACGACGCGGAACCACAGATCCGAGTCGCCCGTGAGCATCCGGTGGTAGCCGTCGAGCTGGTCCTTGATGCGGGCCGCTTCGACGATCATCGCCGTGAGTTCGTACGGGTCGCCGACATCGGCGAGGCTCCGGAAGAGCGCCGCCCCGCCGGGACCGAAGTCGGCCGGCGAGGCAGGGTCCGCGTCGCCGGCGGCCGGTGAGATCTCGTCGGCGAGGGCGTCGGTCGGCTCGGGGTCGGCCTGGAGTCGGTCGTGGGCGGCGAGGGCGGCGAGCACGTCCATGGTTAGGGTCCCCTCTCCTCGCTGCACGTGAGATCCGGCTGGGCAAAAAATCCTGACTGGGCGCGGCGGGCGGTCAGGAGATGGGGGTACCCCGATAATTTAGGGCACCCTTAGCTACTCATGGGTAGGTTGGTGGCTCACCAGTCGAGCAGACACCACCGCGCGCGATCGTCCTCGACGGCCGGCGCGAACGGCTCACCGGTCACCGCAGGCCGCTCGTGGTCGCGGCTGCCGTCCTGGCGGTCGGAGTTGCACTTGCTGTGGAGCAGCCGGTCGGCGACAGTGCCGCCGTGCGCTCGGGCGTGCGAGGTTGCGTCCATCAGGATGGTGTACGAGCCGGATCGGATCCCGATGACCGGCGTGTCGTAACC